AGCCCCATGACGTAACGCAAGAGCGCACCGTGTTCCGGCGAGTCCGTGTCTTTGAGTTTTTCTTTGAAGTCAGCGAAGGGCATAAAGGGTTTTGTCCAGTATTCTGGACATTACGTGAAGTTTTTAATTTTGTGGTTTGTCGATCACGCGCTGAATGTCAGCACGTTTAAACTTTTGACCATCAATTTCAAAAACGTCTTTTTCTTTTGTTACTTCGGCTACAGGTTTTCCGGTGCCGTCGATATAGAACTTAACCCCATTACCCTTTTCAAAGGTGCCGAGAGCGACCTTGCCCGCAAGTCCGAATTGCTTTTCGATGCTGGTGCGAAGGGTTGGGACGGGCGTTGTGGGTGCAGGTGTGGAAGGCTTCGGCGTAGCCGGTGCAGATACCGGGGTGGTCTGTTTGGAATTAAGTAAATCAGCAAGAGAAGGCATATTACGAAAGGCTATGCGCGCGATACCGTGTGCGCATGTGACGGGATTTACGTTCGAGCGCGGATTCGGTGCGTTCCTCGCCGAAGAGAACGAGAGCATCGGTGTCGAAGTCCGGCAGGGAGACTGGTGTGTAGTCGTATTCACCGGCAGGCTCGATATACGTGAGGCCCTGCAAACACATACGATGGAGGTTCTCCATCATGTCGTCGTTTTTCTTTACGGGTTTGTTTTCTTCGCCGTCCCAGACAAAGCCGCGGGAGATTTCAAACAACGTTCTGCGAAGGTTCATGTTGAAATAGATCACAGGCTTGCCGTGTTTGTCACGCGCTTTGAGAGTGCTCTTTACGGCACGTATGCCATTAACCGGGTCTTTGGTGGCCGGGATGACCGCAAGGCCGAGACGGCGGTATTCGTCCATTGCAGTGGACTCAGTGAGTTTATTCGGCGTAGAAGCCAAAGGATCGACGATACCCGGGAGAGACGGACGGCCGTGCAGAAACTCTTTGATCTTTTCGACTTCTTCCTCTATGAGCATTTGTTGCCAGAGTTCTCCGTAGACAACACTGACATCCTGCGGGGAAGTCGCAACGAAGAGAACAGCGTCATTCTTCCTGAAATGGTAATCAATCGCATAACGAATGCACCAATCCTTAGGTGGTGTATTCCAGTCTTTCCATCCGGTAGGTGGGTCTTGTAGCACATGTTTATTCCACGAGAATTCTTTGAAGACAAGGCCGGCGAACGAGGTTGGCAAGCCGTGCAGACGAGCTTCTTTTTCGTCATCCGTCAGCCACGCCATAAAAGACGCAATGTCCGCTGCGCTGTTGTGCGGGTTGTCCGACATACTCCCCGTCATCATCCAACGATCTCCCGAAGCGATTGTTGTGGCTTCGAGCCCACGGCCGGTTTCGAGGTCCGGAACGAACGCTTCGTCAATCCACGGCTCGGTCAAAGGAGTGCACGTGAACCAGCCGCGCCCACCACGATCGACCAGCCCACGTGCAATAGCTTTCCACATACCCTCAGGGCACGGCTCATCAATGTGTGCCCAGTCCCAGACGCTCGACTCTTGGCCCAGAGGGTTTTGTTTATACGACTTTACCGTGTCAAGATGGATAACACTCATGCCGCCGGAGACATGGCGCACAGGTATGCGGTCAATCGCACCGCTATGGTTACGTGTGGGCTGACCGAGCGAGGCCTTCGGAATGTATTTGATGAGCTTGCCTTTGTTCGTTCCTTCTTGTTCCGTGAACACCTCTTTCGATTTGTCCCAGTCTGTGGTGACAATAAGACCTTTCGTTGGATAAGGCGGTATGCCTAGAGTGCGTAAAGGATTACCTTCAGGTATCCACGGACGATACCCCAGAGCGAAGGCGACGTCTTCTGCCGCACCCATTTCAGACTTTCCAAAGCGGTTGCCTGTGCGCGCGTAACGATAACGCGCACATGCGGCAGCATGAAACGCTTGTTGCTTTTCGTGAGGGGAGTAGAACGTGATTTGGTTTTCACGTAAAAGCTCCTGCCGACGCCGCTCCAGCGCGAGTTCGCGCCGGGCGAGAAGGACGTCGATGGGCGGGGCGGTTGTCACCGGGGTCCGAAAGAAGGGTTGCCTTCGGCATCAATGGTGCGGACAGTGTCGGCACAGCCGGGCGGGCGTTGCGTCCACGGCTCGCCGACGTGCCGCGTTGTAAGACTGGAGCAGCCAACAAGAAGCACCGCAGGCGCGAACAACAAGACGATGGCTACGAGTGGTAGAATGATTTTCATTTACGGTAGGAGCGTCCGGCTTCGAGATACGAGGAGGGCGAGCCGGTCAGTTCAAAACGAACTTGGCTTCCGGCTTTGGTGGTGTAGTCTACGGCACAACCGGTGAAGAACAGTGCGTTGAGAAGAATGAAGTGGTAGAGTTTCATTTGACAGCAGTTTGCAGATCACGCACAGCTTTGAGCACCACGGCCGCAACGGCGGACGCCACGAACAGTTTCGCCTTCCACTCGGGTGGGATAATCATGGCGACGTCGCCGAGGGCGTAAGGCGCACCGGCGAGGGCCGTGAGGAATGACATGGCGATTGCGCCCCAACCTGCGAGGTTCTTGGTATTCATTTGTTCGAGAGTTCTACTAGCTTTTGCCAGAGTGCCTGGCGATCACGGTCACAGGTGTCAGAACGGGTTGTGAGACCCTGCACCATTGACTCAAGGTATTCAAAACGTTTGTTACGCTCGGCTACAGCTGCGTCGAAAGCGGTTTTGCCGTGAGCCTCGGCAGTGTCCAACGCGGTTTTGGCCGCTTCCGCTGCACGAACGTTTTGGTTGTTCAGCCACCAAATCGCAAAGAGTAGCATTGCGACACCCGGACCTTGGCGGACGGCCCAGTCGAGCATTGAGGCGGTGAGGGTGTCCACTACAATGCGGCGAGCTTGTCAGCGGCGTCTGCGGCAGCGGCCTGCGCAGCGGCGAGGTCTGCTTCGATCTTCGCCCTGCGCGCTGCGGAGGTGTGGGCGTAGGCGGCTTTCAGCACCACGCCAAGTGCGGCGTGGTCGCCCGCCGCGTGCGCTGCTTGACCAGCCTGCACGAGCGCATCAAGCCGGGCGTGAACGGCGCGCTTTTCGGCTTCCACGGCGGCAGCGATGTCTGCGGCGTGCGCCTCTGCTTGCGCGGCGAGTTCAGCGTCTTTCGCGTCAAGCTGCGCTTTGATGTCGAGCCATAGCTGGCCGGATTCGGTTTGGATGGTGAATAAGTCTTTCATAAATTATGGCGAGCTCCAAGTGGGTATGTATCGAGTTGTTCCGTTGTCGTTGATGGCAATCCACTTTGTAGGCTCACCAATAACGTCGTTGGGCGCATTGGACGAGCTACCTAGTGTGGCCGTGTTGGAACCGTTGTAGTTTGTTAAACTGGTATTTGTGGTCAACAAAGACGACCCGCCGACAACGGTAATCCCGCCATTGGCCGTGAGCAGTCCGGTCAGCGTGGTGGCTCCGGTGACGGCGAGGGTCGAGCTGAGGGTGGTGGCGTTGGTGAAGGTGTTCGTTGCTCCAAGGACGACAAGAAGAGTGCCCGTTGCAATAGTCGAGCCGGTCACTATCTGAAAGACAGTGTTGGAACCGGCGGTGCTGTTAAGGCGAAGGCCTTCGTTGTGGCTACTTAGCCACGCTTTATAAACTTCCGCGCCCCCTCCAGTGTTTTGAACTTCCAGCGCGTTAACAATATTCGTCCCAACGGCAGTGGCGATTATCCCGCCTGTTGTGGTGCTCCCTCTGGTGACAGTGGTGGACTGCGTGATGGTGCTGCTGCTGGTCAGCGTCGTAAACGCGCCCGCCGCCGGGGTCGTGCCACCGATAGGACCCGGTGCGGCGAGGTTTACGCTTCCGCTCTTATCCAACCCAGGAATTTGTGGTGCGTAGCCCATGTTATGTCGTGCGGACGATCCTCAGGATGTTGTTCGTGCTGTTGACGTAGGTGATGGTCAACACACCGATCGTGCTGCCTTCGGCGTTTTTATACGTGATCGTCGCGATATTGTCATCATTGGCCGCACCAGACGCCACGTAGGTGTAGTTCGCCTCGAACGGACACGGGATGCCGAACATCTGGGGGTTTAAAGAGTTTTGATTGAGTTGCATGGAGAACGTAAAGCCGGTTAGTAACCTCCCGGCGCGAGAGTTACGTTAGTAGAGCGAGGCGACGATGCCTTGCGCCGTGGTGAACGTCGTCGGAGGAGTGATCGTCAGCGACGTTGTGGCGAGTGCCGTGGCGTTAACCACGGTGACGGTGCCAGCGCCGAACGAGCCGAGCACGTGCGTGTTGAGCCGGTCCGAAGTGGACGAGCCAAACGCGCCGATGTAGTAGGTTCCTGCGGGCAAGAACACACGGCCGGTGAGAGCAGTGGCTGTGCCGGGAACGCTGACGAATTCGTTGTTGAACGGGATCTTTTGATACGAGTCGATTCCGGCCGAGGCCGTTGCGGCGGTCGAAGCGATAAGTTTGCCCGAGACGTCGAAGATACCTGCGCGGGTGTTGCCATTCGTCACAGCACTGCCGTTGAGCACGGCCACACCGGTCACCCAGACGGGTGCGGGAACGTAGATTTCCGCGGTGAACATCGAGGTCGCGGCGACCGTGGTGTCGTTGAAGTCTGCTGCTGCGGCTGCTGGAACGCCTCCGGTGTGAAAACACCGTGGAGAAACTCCGCCGACCTTGACGATCGTTCCGCCCTGTTGAACTGCTGCTGCTTGTGGATATGCCATTTTCTTTGGTTTCTATTGAGAAAGCGCCAACGGCGCCTCCTTTGTTGAGCTGGACCGCAGAGCGGCCAGTTGTTGTTGTATGCTCTCCATCTCTTCAGACGGAGAAGCGTGAGTTGTGTGAGACACCGTCGAGACAACGGTCTGTGTCGCCTTGCCTTTGGCCTGCTCTAAAAGGAGTTGCGACGCAGCGAGGATGTTGCGCACACCATAAGTCTCGATGTCGCCGTTGGCGATTTCGGCGATACGGTTGATCGCGTCGTGGGCGTGAGAAGTGATCGCAGCCTGCAGGTCCTGGCCGTGTTCGTTAGCGAGAACGGCCAAAAGCTCTTGGAACCAACGTTGCGTGCGAAGGCACGCTACAGCCGACGGCTCACGTCCAGCAGCCATTGCGATCTCACTG